CTCGTCCTTTGCCCTGTTCATTTTGTATTTGTTGTCCCAATCCGTTACAGGCTTGCACAAAATTTTCATTTTTAGCATGTTAGTTTTCGTTAATGTAATGAGTAGGTACTTGGCTCTTGTGAAATGTCGTGGTTACAATGGCTCTACCTGTCGCTGTCCGGCACAGAGCATAGGTTTGCCGTCCAGGGTATTTCACAAGGTGCGAGCCTGATGGGTCTATGTCATGCTCTTTGCAAAAGTTTAAGCTATCCACTAATGCTAAGTTAAATAGTATTTCTTTCATGTTATTATTATTAATTGTTAATCCTTCGGGCTATTCTGCCCGTCTCTAAGCCCTTAAAGGCCCAGAGCGGAAAGACTATGGAATCAGACACGCCCTCGCCTCCAAATTGTCCCACTGTCTCATCACCTCCTGGCCCTTAACGTAAGCATAAGCCCCGCCAATCATTATCACGGCCACCAATACTGTTCCCAGATATACATCCCAAACCCTTACAGGCTCAGAATACCTAGCCCGCAGCTCCTTATATATGTTGCTTTTCGTGTTATATATGTTGCTTTTCATGTTAGTTGTTGTTGGCCTGTAAATCCTTGTACTCTTACACTCTAAGCAATAAGACGGACAATAGCAAGGAGTATTACAACGATAATGAAGATAAGTGGGGATAACTTTTATATGTCCTTATCTATAGCCATATAATCGGGCAAGGAAAATATCGAGTTGCTCGCTCTCGCCTTGAACCTGTAAGAATCCCTTACAAGTTGCCTCCTCTTGGCCCGCCTATAGCTAGACAGAAAACCCTATATAGGAAAACATAAGGTAAATGATGAATCCTAGACACAGAAAGTTGCTGGAGGAGTTGCCAAAAAACAATTATAGAGTAGCTCCAAGCGCTAAGAAAGCGGGCTTCTCTCCCCAATATGCAGATAAAAACCCCCGCCAAATACTAAATACCGCCTTAAAGGCACAAGCAAGAGAGATACTAGAGACAATAGAGAGTAAACCCACCAAGGAAGCTAAACAGACTTTGGCCGAAATAATAGGAATGAATAGGGAGCAAGTGTTCGAAAGGCTAAGAATCATAGCAAATCAGGATAGAGATCTATCATCTGCTCTAAAGGTATTAGCCCCACTATCTAAGGACTTAGGCGTCCCCTTACTAGATGATGACCATGTAAAAGTAGTAGTCCCCGTGCTTAACATAGGAATCAGAGACAATGGCTCTGTTGAGCCACCAATTACCATAGAGGAACCCCATAAGTAGTAGCGACAACGCTTATTGTGCGACGTACTTAGAGGCTATAGGCTATATAAGAGGCATGCATGGAGGGGTAGGGGTGCAACCATTCTATCTCCGGGTGTAACTATATATACGTATATACCGTAAAAATGACTATTCTATTCATACACACTAGTGTGTACCTATAAATGAGAAGAGGGATTAACCATAAGAGGATTAATATCACTGTAGACGGTACCACCATGGCCATTCTTGAGAAATACCGTAAGTGGGGTACTCCTGTCTCTGCTTTAATTAGGAAGGCGGTTCTTGAGTACGAGGGTAAGTCTGGTGGCCAGAATGGTCAGAATGGCCAGAACTGGGAAGGGGTAGACGTTACCTATGATTAATTTGATTAGTTTGATTAACCTAAACCCACTTTGAACGAAGAAACCAAACAACTACTCTCTGCCTATGAGGATTTAGGTAAACGCTGGCTTACTGGTGAGATTACTATTGAGTCTTTTGGCGACCTCAAGCTCACCCCTAAGCAGATTGAGTTTGTAAACGATAAAACACCCGAACTCCTCATCTCAGGGGGTTATAGGTCAGGTAAGACCGTTGGCCTTATTGTCAAGCTCTACCTCCTTTCTATGTTCTTCCCCAATAACCGCATCCTCCTAGGAAGGAGAACCCTCTCGGATATTCAATCCACCCTTATGCCAGCCATTCTCGACGTCTTTCCGTCGGGAACCTACAACTATCGTGTCGGTCCCGGGATTATTGAATTCCCCAACGGCTCTCAGATTCTCCTCTTTGGTCTTGATACTAATGTTGGCGGGGATGATACCAAGAAAGCTACCCAGAAGATTAGAGGTCTGGACCTCGGCGGGGCCTTTATCGACCAGCTAGAGGAGGTGGACAAGGTTGTCTGGGACCAGTTGGCGGGTCGTATGAGTAGAAATGTACCCTTTAGGCAGAAGGCCGCCACCACAAACCCCGCTAGGTACTGGGCCTTTGATTATTTCAAGACCAATCCTAGACCAAACACCAAGTTAATTGAAACAGGTATGGAGGACAACAAGGCCAACCTCCCCGAAGGATTCATTGAGGAGCAGTTGGTCAAGGGTGAGATGTACGTTCGGCGCTTTGTAAGGGGTATCTGGGACTCCCAGACCATGATTGAGGGGCGGGTCTTCTCCTCAGACATCGACCTAGACCAAGCCTTCTTCTTAAAAGACCCCATCAGAGAGATTGTGGGGATAAAGATATTCGTGGAACCCGTAAGCCATGAGTATCAAATCGGCGTCGACCCCTCTACTGGGGAAATCGACCCCTGTAACATCACTGTGGTTGATAAGGTCACGGGAGATATCGTAGCCACCTTCTCGGGCTTCGTTCCCACCAACGTCATAACAAGTAAGATTCTCATTCTGGCCGAAATGTACTCCAAGGTTAAGAAGCCGCTGGTCATCCCCGAGTCTACGGGTATTGGACAGGCTCTTATTGAGGACCTGAAAAAGCAGTACGACCATATCTACGAACGAGAAGTGTTTAATCAAAGGGAGAAGAAGCATATTTCCAAGTTAGGCTTCTCCACGACCTACGCCACCAAGATTCAGCTCATCGAGAACATGCAGAAACTGTTCCAGAGCAAGTGGCCAAAGCTGAGGGACAGGGCTCTCATGGGAGAAATTGAGGCCTTCATCTGGGCGGATGAAGCGCAGAAGAAGGGGGCGGGAGCGCCTTACCCTAACCACGACGACCGAGTCATGGGGATGCTTTTGGCCTACTGGAATTTGAAACCTGTTGACTTCAAGAAAAGAAGCATATTGGAAAATGTACAGAAAACACCCACAACCATAAAGTATCAGTATTCATGAATGATTCTCAGCACAGGAAACTGATAGCGGGTTGGTACGAGCCGGTTGAAATGCCTGGAGGTTGGAAGTCCAACCAGCCAGAGACTTTGAAGATGGTTGATTTGTACTACTCGGGTAAGTTTAAGACTGGCCAGTACGACCCACAAGGCTTCAGGAAGTTCTTCTACAACATCGTCAAGCCTACTTGCGACATCGCCACCAAGTTCATCGACCTTGATACACGGGACATTCTCCTTACCCCAGAGCACGCCAATGATGACCTCCGAGTTTTCTTGATGCAACGAAGACTCAAGCAGTGGCTCAAGGACTCTGACTTCGGCATCCTCCTAAACGACATGACCTACCTCTGGCCAATCTACGGCCACTTGGTTATTAAGAAGTCTAAGGATGGCTGGAAGACCGTTCCCCTTCAGAGCATCCGCAACAACCCCGCCGCCAAGGGATTGGTAACGGGTTCTTTTGCCGAGGTCTACACCATGTCCCCAGACGAAATGCCTGGAAGCTGGAACACCACCGAACTCTTTGGCCGTGGAGAGATGGAAGACTATTTGATATACGATTGTTTCACCAAAACAGCCGAGGGTTGGAAGCGTGAAGTGAAGGGCGATATGTGGGCTCGTCTCAAGGACGGGGCTGTCATGCGCTCCGCTGAGTCTGAGATTAACTACCGCAATGAGAAGTGGGTGGGTTCTCTCACCCTCTTTACCGAAGACCTCAAGGAACACAACTACCGTGAGTTGAAGTGGGAGCACGTTGCTGGGCGTGCACTCGGAAGGGGCTATGTCGAATACCTCGAAGACAATCAGGTCGCTATGAATGAGACCGAGAACCTCGAAAGGAAGTCTTTGGCCATTCACTCCACCCCCCTCTTCTTCTCCTCCGACGAGGACATTGCTGGCAAGAACGTCATTGTAAACTACAACCCTGGTCAGATTCTTAACGCCCGAGACATTCAGCCTCTTGCAAACGAAGCCAGGAATCTTCCGCAGTTCACCGAGACAAGACAGAACTGGGGCTCCAACACTGAAAGGAAGACCTTCACCTCAAACATCACCACAGGCGCATCCCTACCTTCTCGTACTCCTTTGGGTGTGGCGAACCAACAGGCTCAGATGGCCTCCTCCTTCTTCGAGAGGAAGCGTGAAGAGCTCGGCCTCTTCCTTAAACGCCTTTTGATGGATGACATCATTCCTAATTTCAAACACGACACAAGGAAGGAACACGTTCTCACCTTCTCCTGCGCTGACGAGGAATCTCAGTACCTAGACGACGCCATCACCGAAGCTATGGTGGGTGAGTCACTTATTAAATATGTAGACAAGACAGGCTGGTTCCCATCCAACGAACAGAAGCAACTCTTGAGACTTCAGGTTCAGGACAAACTAAAGGGCAAGAAGAACCGCTACCTCAAAATTCCAGACGGCTTCTGGACCAACGCCAAGTACATGGTGGACATCAATATCACTGGTGAATCTTCAGACGTCTCGGTGAAGAGCCAGCTCATCCAGATGGTTCTCTCTATCGCCGGCACGAACCCTATGGCCCTTCAGGACCCTAACTCCCGTGGACTCATTTTCAAACTCCTTTCTCTCGGTGGCATCTCACCAATGGAACTCGGCCTTACTTACAAATCTCCAGACCCTCAGATGCAACCTCAGGTGGCTGGTTCTCTGGCCAAACCTCAAGCCATGCAAGGTGCGCCTAGCATGATGCAAGTATGAAATTAACCGAACAAGAAATTCAGTTCTTTAAAGACCTTTCTTCTTCAACCGCTGGGCAGTTCCTTCTCTCTTACATGAAGAGGGTTCAAGACCACGTCTTTGACTCCCGTTCTTGGAAAGAGGGAGACACCAAGGAATCTGCCGCACACGCTTCAAGATTGCTAGAAGAGCTGGTTATCGACAAAATTAAACCGAAGACGTCGAGTGGCCAGGGGGCAAGTCATTACGAATAGTTAGATAAGGGGGGCGCCGCATCCTAAACACGCGCTTAACAGAGAACCAACTCATAAATGGAATCAAACCCAGAGGGGCAGGAACCTCAAAACATTCCCGCTGATGTCGTCCAAGTTAACAAGGCTGAACTAGACGAAATAATGAAGAGAGCCGAGGCCAGCTCCCAGAACTACGAACGCCTTAAAAAGGCCGAAGCAGAACTCTCGGAACTCAAGCCGAAATTAGTAACAGAGGGGAAAGTAGGTAGTTTCGATTCAGACGCGTTGCGTAAGGAAATCGACGCCAAGGTAGACCTTCGTCTAGCTGGTCACTCGCAAGAGGAGATTAGTGAGATGGAGAAGTACGCCCGAGGTGCCGGTGTCTCTCTTACAGAAGCAGCGCAAAGCCCTTTCATAAAGAAAGCGGTCGAGGCTATAAGAGCTGAGTCACGTTCTACCGAAAATACCCCAGCTTCCTCTAATAACATTCGGGTGTTCAATGGCAAGCCAGTTGATGAAATACTCAAATCTGGCACGTCTGCTGAAAAGCAAGCCGCCTTTGAATCCTCAATGAGAGGAGTTAAAAAATAGTAACTTATGGCAGTAACAACCGACCCGTTCACAGCAACAAATCTCGCTTCAGTAATCTCAGAAACATGGACATCCATCGTTAATGAGAAGACTTTTGACGAAACTGTTCTTGCGAACTTCGTCACAGATTTGTCTTCATTTGCTACTGAAGGCTCCGATATCTTCCACGTACCTAACTTCTTCACCAACGCTTTGACAGTTTCCGAACAGTCAACTCAAGGTGCAGAAATTACGACTGCGTCGCCTGATACCGTTGACACTACCCTTACCATCGACACTCACAAGTATGTAGCTTGGATTATCGGCGATAAGGACCTTCAGCAAATTGCATCCAAGTACTCAGTAAACGAGATTTACGCCCGCGAGGCCGTATCTCTTCTTGCTGAAGCTTTGGAGGCTTCTATAGCAGGACTCTGGCCTTCCGTAACTACGAACGCTATTGGCGATACCGCGACTGTGGTTTCAGATTCTGAAATCCGTCAGGCCCTCAATGCGATGGAAACAGGCAAGTACAAACTCTCTGAGTGTGCTTTCTTCTTCCACCCGTACGTTTTCTGGAACCAGCTTCACGCTGTAGCAAAGTACTACCAGCAATACTCCGTCGGACCTTTATCGGCCGCCGGCCCTGTTAAGACAGGTAACTTCTCTTCGGAGGGTTACATGCTTAACCAGAAGGGAGTACTCTTCGGAGTACCTGTATACACGACTACTAACATCGCTTCCAGTCTTCAGACTTACCGAAACCTTCTCCTCCACAAGAGTGCATTTGGTTTTGCAGTTCAGACCCGAGGTGGTAACAGGATTCGTGTACAGATGGATAATCTTATCCAGAACCTTGGTATGCTTGTTGTAGTAGACGTTCTCTACGGTGTTAAGGTCCTTCGTGAGCCAGCAGCAGTGTTAATTAACGCTTCTTCTGCTTTCTTAGGTTCTTAATCTTTAGGATTGTTTCCGCCCTTCTGACCAAATTGGTTGGGCGGAACAATTTGGTAACAATCCTTTACTGCTAATAAAAACAATGGAACAAGAAATCACACCGCCAACAGGCGAAATCAAAACTAATAGAGTGGAGCTGGCCGAAAAGACTTTCTTCTTTGAAAGGCACGATGGCAGTACTGTCTACATGAAAGAAGAGGAGGCTTGGAACTTTCTCAACGGAAGGAGTAAGGCGGTGGGACCAGTCGTCGCACCACCAAAGCTCATAGGAGTTTCTGACGGGCGAGTCTTCCAAACCGCCGTTCTCGAGGCCCACGCTCTCCACAAGGAGGGTAGGGTTGAAGAAGCTATGGCAAGACTTAGGCTTGGCGAAACCCAAGAACTTGAGGCCGCCAGAGGCCACATTGAAAGACCCCGAAACTTTGATACAATAGACAGGAACCGCCAGCCTTATTCACTAAGAGGAATACGCTAATGCCTAGACTCAAACCATACACCGAAGAACAGGAGGCCCTCTTCATTGAGGTCCTGAAGGGTATTCAAAAGAGTGTCCCCGATTCCCTCAGAAGAAGGGTACTTACCGAGCAGAAGAAGACTCCCGTGGTGGAGCGAGTGCTCCTGGAGGCCACACAGACAGAATCTATTGACATTGAGAAGAGGCGCCAAATTCAAAACCTTATCGACGCAGGTACCTTCTCAAAGGTCGGTCTCAAGGAAAACGCAGACGTCGCCAGGGTCATTGACCTACATGTTTCCCGTGAAATCAACAAGGCTATTAAGGAGGGTCGCCTTCCACCGAAGACCCACCTGAAGTATTTACCATCAGTAATTAAAACCAATGAAAACTAAAAAGCAACTTGTCGTTGAGAGGATTGTCATGAGCCAAGAAGAGGTCCTTAATATGGAGATTGTGCGAGACTACAACGCCTCTCTTGAGACTCCTGAGGCTAAGGTGCAGGTGGACGCCGCCAACGACCGCATCAAGAAGACAAACGAACAACTAACATGGCTGACGAGTCACCTCGAGACCTTAGAATAATCGGTATCGGAGTCTGTGGAGCTGGAGAAGCCGACCGTTATATGGAGGCCACCCTCAAGGAGTTCCAGAGACTTTGCGACGAAGTAATAATTACTACCTGCAATGCCACACAAAAAGAAAAAGACCTCATCGAGAAGTACGGCTTCCACCACTACGAAGACAACCGTGAGTGGGGGAAGGAACAGCCGAACATCAAGACTGATTTGCTTACCAAAGCCAAAGAGTTATCACCAGACTGGATTGTCGCCCTTGATATGGACGAAGTCTTCGCCCCAGAATTTACTCGCCAAGAGGCTCGACGCCTTGCAAGGGGTGATGAAATCGCTTGGTATTTCCTCATTGTCAACCTCTACAATGACCGTGAGCATTTTGCCCACGACGTGGGAATCCAACGATTCTGGAACATCAGGTTCTACAGGTACGCACCAGAATATGGGCTTCAATTCCAAAGGAAGGCGCTCCACTGCGGGCTAGGCCCGCCAATCATGTACCGCTACGGCTGGCACGCTCCCTACTATGTAGAGCACTTTGGCCTCATGCTACCCGAAGACAGGGAGAAGAAAGCCCAGAGATACGAGCAGTACGACCCCAGGGGTATCTACAAGACGGGGGAATACTACAACGACCTCCGAAGGGAATTAAGACCACGAGAGTTTGACCGTGCCGCACTTCTAAGGAAACTAAGCGAAGCCCCAGAATGTCAGAAGAGACAAACACCAAAAATAAGACCAGAATAGCCTTCATTGGAAAGTTCAAACTCCTTCATGACGAGGAGTACATTGCCCGTTCTTTCGAGTCCTTAGGCCATGAGGTGAAGAGAATCGACCAAAACGTAGGTGTTCTCGACCTCAGGAACTACCTCTCTCAACAGAAGCCAGACATTCTTCTCTACACCAAGTATGACATCGACCCAGACCTCCTGAGGCTTTGTAAGCTTATAGGAATCAAGACCGTTTGCTGGGTCTTTGACCTCTACTTCGACTACACCAGAGAGTATCAAGTTAAAAACAAGACTTTCTTTAAGTCTGACTATGTTTTCACCACTGACGCAGGACACGACGACAGGTGGAAAGAGCTGGGGATAAACCACCACTGCATTAGACAGGGTATCTACGAAGATGAGTGCTATATGCTCACACCCAACCCAGACATTGATGTCACTTTTGTTGGTTCGGAGTCCCCAGTCTACCCCGAAAGGAACAACAAGGTTGTGTGGACTGCCAAAAACTACAACTTCAAGTGGTTTGGTCGCCGAGACACCAACGAAGTAAGGGGAGAACGCCTAAACACTCTCTTTGCTCACGCCAAAGTAGTCATAGGAGACTCATTCTTCTCACCCCATTACTGGAGTAACCGTGTGGTTGAGACTCTGGGACGTGGAGGCTTTCTCATCCACCAAGATGTACCTGGGCTCAAGGAGGAATACCCAGACCTTGTAACCTACGACGGCACTCTTGAGGACTTGAGAGTTAAAATCGATCATTACCTCGCCAACGAGAAAGAAAGACTGGAGGCAGTAAGGAAAAATTTTGAGTTAGTGAAAAGTAAGTACACAATGAAGCACAAATGTCAGGACTTATTAAACTCCATTTCATAGAGAACTCCTCCGAGGGAGATACTGACCGCCAGCTTGTGGCTATGAAGGAGGTATTCGAGTTCACGGGGCCAGAGGAGGCAGATGTGTTCTACTTGGCCTCCATCTTCAAGCTCCAAGAAGCCATGAGTCTTAGGGCTCAATATCATAAGCCTATCGTTGTTTACTGTTGGGACTACTATCTCTGGAAGCACAACTCAGACGCACTTTGGCAGAAGTACGCCACTTTCATGAAGAACCACGCCAGCCTGATTCTGGTTCCTTCTGAGGCACAGCGACTCCGTCTGAAAGAACTTCTCGATATTGACTCTGTGGTGGTGAAGACGGGCATCACTCTCTACGAAGCTGAGGTCTCTGACGGGAACTTTATCCTAGACCCCGTTAGGTATTATCCTGAGGAAAATCAGTTCTGGGCTGAAGACGCCGCCAAAGAACTTGGCATACCCATAGTCCACTCAGAACACCAATTCTCTAAGGAGGAGTTTGAAAAGTTGGTCGCCACCTGCACGTTCCTCACCTGTGCCTACAGGGAGGCATCTACGGGCGGCCTGAGCCTCATGGAGGGGTTTTACCTCGGCAAGCCAGCGTTGGTATCAAACTCACCGTACATGGGCGCCAGAGACTATCTGGGGGATAATGGCCACTACTTCCAATATGATGATTTTGGCGACCTTAAAAAGCAGATGTGGAAACTGTGGACAACTCGGCCCAAAGTTAAAGGGAAGATTCCCACTTATCAGGAGATGGCCAACAGTATATGCGAAGCTATAAAGACTTTATTAAAAGGGTAGGCCAGTATAAGGCGGCTGAGTGGGTGTACACCGACTGTGGGTATATCGCTTGGCAGTTATCCACAGGTGAGAACGTGGAACTTCTGT